GTACTGACGCGGCCCTGAAATTGGATTCTATCTTCGCACCACGCAGTGGGGAGATAGGGTGTCGCTGCCTAGCCCAACCCGGGCGTGGCAGGCTTCACGCCCCCGGCGACACTTAGCCGAAAGGGGGTTTGCCTATGAAGATGATAGGGATACCTGCTCAGAATAACGTTGTAAGACATACAATTTCATATATGCCGAGGTGTTAGCATAGGTCATGACCGACGAATATACCCCCACAGCACCGTGGAATGACGAGTTCATGAACAAGTTAGAACGAATAGCCACAACCCTTGAGCGTTTGCTCAAGGTAATGGAGATGAGACCATGAGTGGGAGACTTCTGAAGTGTACTTGCTTCGAAGAACATTATGCTGTAGTCATTGAACACTTGAGTGATGCAATTGAAAACCTTCCTTTCATGTATGTAGATTATGATAATTTCAAAGAAGTGATTCGGAAGAAGATGGATGAAGTGCATATGGAATGGAGATGCGTCAATAATTGTTGGGATGTTGACGGAGTGATAGTACCATGAACTCTGAAACATTTCAGTTCCGAATATCAACGTCAAGTAGGGGCTATCTGTGGTTGAAGGAGAAACAAGACGCTGGGGTGAACGTGAGTCGTGCTCTACGGCTCCTGCTGGACACTCACTCAGAACTCTTCGATAAGTTGGATGCCGAGAAGGGCCGCGTTCTCACCCTTCGAAGGCGGATTGAAAAACTCGAGCGCCAGGACAGCCCAGACTTCAGAGGGAACCTGGAAGCGGAGAAACATAAACTCGCACGAATCAAAAAGGCAGAACGGGCCCGGTAGATCACTGGGATTCCCAATATTGGTGAATGTTGTAAGCGTCCAGGATAAGCGCTGGAACGGCAGTATAGGGATTGGTATATGGTATAATAGTAACAAGCACGGATGGCAAATACGCCAGAGGAATCCCTGCCATCAAAAGAAGCATGATCGGAAGATTCTCAGAAGCCTTGGTCTGGTCTTGAGCAAAAGCATCAAACCAATCAAAATACTGCGGACCCCAACTATAAGTTTCCGTCTGCACAGCTAGACGAGTATCAGCAGCAAAGTGAAATAAATCAACCAGCGGATCGTATGCAGATTGAAACAAATCAACAGCGGTATCCACAATAGCAGATTCAACCACCCCGGAAGAATCCTTTTGGGATTGCAACGTGAAGGGGTCGCCAGCAACCCAAGCAAAGACAGCCATTGGCTCACGGCCCGGTGGCTAGTTCATAGGATCTCTTTTGACGCATTAAGAAAGGCAGTTCCTTTTCTTTAGTTACGATGATAGCCATAACATAATTGCACGGAGGGATATGGCTTTTTTTATCATTTGTTTCTATGGTGCCGGGTGCAATATAAACTACTCTTGTAATGTGAATCTTATCTGCTGTCGATGCTGAACAAGTTCCGAAACTTGAAACGCCTTGCATCTCTGAATCCCCCCAAGCCGAATTAGTGGTGAAGGTTCGAACACGCCCATATATGACCTGCGACATATCATATTTACTCTGAGGAAACCCCGGAAGGTCTCCATCACCTGTTGTGTACTTGTAAGCCCCGAGAAGAGTCTCATCATTTATGTATTCCGTGGTAATCATATCGACAATAACATAAGCGCTGTCACCAAAGGGAGGATAGCCTTCTTGAATGTTGACACCTTGGATGAAGGCTGTAAGTGAATCTCTATTGTAACCCGAGAGGTCGTAATAACTTCGACTCACGAAGGTCGGAGTTGCCAAGTTCTCTAAGATGTCCCAACCTGTGCCTGTCACTGTAGCAGGGAAGTTGTCCGGGTACGCTGCTTGGGTAATGTCAAGATATCCCATAGTACGGTCAAGCACACGCGGTCCTTCAATGGTCATGACTTCTTCACCGCCTTGTGGGCCTTCTTAGCCAAGGCGGCGAACGATGACCTTGGGTGTTTCTTCTTCAGGCGCTTGTAAGCGGCTGCATATTTCTTGTTGTATGCAGATGGTCCGCGCTTCTTCTTAGCCGGTTCGTAGGCTCTGCGTGCTGTCTTTCGTGTTTCGCCTTTCGTCGTTCCGCCATCGTGTAGGGATTCGCCGCAACGAGGACAGTAACGAGGCATTTGAAAGCCTCAGTTGTCGCTAGCCGTACTTTGGATCGCTATGGCCATCCAGTCTTTTGTGGAGAGTTTGACCACTCTGCATTTAATTCGTGCGGTGATGTAGATCGCAGAGGTAGAGACATCAGCACCGAATACTCCCCCAGTTAGGTAAAGGGAATCATTGACAACCAGGAAGGCTTCAGACAAAGAACTAGGACCGAAGTTATCCGGATACAGATCGTTTGCATGTGAAGCGATGTTGTTGGCGATATCAATCTGCAGGGCCCCTGAGGCTATCAACGACTGATCATCAGCCCGAACTAAGAGTGTGCCGGGGTTAAGGTCGCTGAGTTGGAAACCGAAACTTCCGTTGTCAGCGAGCATCCTTGCTACATCGGCGCTTAATTGTGAACCTACTTGCGTGATGAAGTCCACCGATTCTACGGCGACCGCCTGGCCCGTTGGAACATTTACGTAGGCGCCGAGATCGATGGTACCTTGAATGATCGTACCGTCGACCGCGGCGGCGGGAATAGTTACGGTTTCAGTCAGATAAAATGAGCCGGTCTTAGCTGTTGCCATGGTCATCGCATGCGGACCCTGGTCTAAAAGGCTTGGTCCGCGCTCTTGAGGGCCGCACGAAGAGTACTGACGCGGCCCTGAAATTGGATTCTATCTTCGCACCACGCAGTGGGGAG